AACCAATGACAACGAGCTAAAGCTCGCAGCGATTATGGGTACTGCTATCCACGCTGCAATAGAGAATGCACTTGCTGACAATAAAGAAGTTCTACTGGAGCAGACTGTCGAATACGGCGGGATGAAGGCTCACGTAGACTGCTTTATTCCTGGGACAGGTGATGTTGTTGACTGGAAAACTACTAAGGCTAAGAACCTCAGTTACTTTCCGTCACAACAACAACGTTGGCAGGTACAAGTCTATGGTTATTTAATTTCTAAGTCTGGCTTGGGGAAGGTCCAAACGGTGAACTTAGTAGCCATACCTCGTGATGGGGATGAAAGAGATGTTCTAGTGCACTCTGAACCCTATGACGAATCCGTCGCGCTAGAGGCGCTCGCTTGGTTGGAAGCAATAAAAACATCGGACGCAGTTCCTAATCCTGAAAGGGATGAGAGCTATTGCAAGTTTTATTGCAAATACTACGACGCCTCTGGTGAGATGGGATGCGTTGGTCTAAAAAAAGAACGTACCAAAAACGAGCTACCTCAGATAGAGAATGAGGAAGCATCGCTGGATGCGCTGCATTACACACAGGTAGACCAGCAGATCAAAGATTTAGAGACAAAGAAGAACGAGCTACGCGATAAATTGCTCGGCATTACTGGAGTTACTTCAACTGGATATGAAGTCAAATGGACTACAGTCCAAAGTAATACGGTTGACAAAGATGCAGTGGAGAAAGCACTGGGCTTTGTACCAACCAAGCAAGGAAAAGAAAGCGCAAGGCTTTCGATTAAGAAAATAGGAGATAAGTAAATGGCTGCACCAGAAAACACAAAACTACAGGTGAACTTCAAAGCACCTGATGGAACGCTCGTTAATTTATATGCTGCCAATAAGGAAGAGTTAGAGGCACTTCTTACTGCAGCACAAGACTTCGCACCGCTTATCGGCAGTGTTAGTCAATCTTTCTCAGGCGCTAGACCTGCTGCTGCCGTATCAGGTTTTAGACCACCAGTAAGTTCATCACCAGAAATCAATGACCAAGCACAAAGTTCATCTGGCAATGTATGTAAGCACGGACCGATGGCTTTCCGTGAAGGCGTAGGAGCTAAAGGACCTTGGAAAGGCTATATGTGTTCAGCACCAAAGGGTGCTACAGATAAGTGCCAGACAATCTGGGTCAGGTGAGTAAATGCGTGAGCCGCGTCAATACGAGGCTCCGCTATGTGCACAAACGGGAAGTGGAGATTCCTGGTTCCCCGAACCTGGTCAGGGATTATTCTTCGATACAACTTACGCTAGAAGTATTTGTGGTAGGTGTATCCACCAAACTGAATGTGCAGAGTGGGGAATCAGATACGAGAAGTTTGGTATCTGGGGAGGCCTTACTGAAAGAGATCGAAAGGTTATTAGACGTAAGCAGAATATAATTCTGCGAGAGGAGAATAGTGCTTAAGCTGTCCCGAGCTTGGAGCAGTGTCACCACAAAGGCGACACCACTACCTGATGTATGGAAAGATTTGAACCAGAAGCAAATTAAGTTTCGGCGCGGTCAAGTGTGTATGGTTGCCGCTGCACCTAACGCTGGTAAATCTATGTTTGCTTTGATTTACGCTATCAGGGCTAAAGTTCCAACACTATTCTTTTCTGCAGATACAGATACTGCAACGGTAATGATAAGGGTTGCCTCGGCGCTGTCAGGTCACGGACAGGTCAGCGTCGAGACTAACCTACAGAACAACCCACGATATTACGATCAGTACCTTGGCAATATGTCACATATCCAATGGTGCTTTGATTCGTCACCATCGTTAGATGATATTGAACTAGAAGTAAAAGCCTATGTAGAACTCTATGGAGTTACTCCAGAGCTGATAGTGATAGACAACCTGATGAATGTGGTTGCCGAACACGACAATGAATGGGCAGGCCTTCGTCAGATTATGATGGAGCTACACGATATGGCCCGTAAGACTGAAGCCTGTGTGATGGTATTGCACCACGTATCTGAGCAGGGTGAGTATGGAGATACCACTACTCCACCACAGCGCAGAGCCATTCACGGGAAGGTCTCGCAACTGCCTAGTCTGATCTTGACTTTAGGTTATAGCCCATCAGAAGGAACGCTTCGCGTTGCTCCAGTCAAGAATCGCTTTGGTCCAATGTATGCCAATGCTGGAGAATATGTATCGCTGTTTGTAGACTATGCAGTATGTCGCATTGAAGACTGTGATGATATAGGCCGAATGGTCAGACGTAACAACCCGTTAGTGAGGTACTAATGAATACCAACCTAGTAATTATCCCAGCTAGAGGCAGACCAGATAAAGCGCAGTTGGCCTTTGATGCGCTAAAGCAGAACAGCAAGATATCAGATTTACTCATCGGGCTAGATGAGGATGATGCAGATAACTACCCAGAGATAGAGGGTGTTATCAGAGAAGTCAACCCACGACTGCGTATGAATGGAACCTTGAACCTATTGGTCAAGAAGTATCAAGATAAGTACGAGACGATTAGTTTTATGGGCGATGACCATATCGTTAGAACAGAGAACTGGGATGGCCTGTTGTATCAAGGAATCAAGGAACGTGGTTACGGTATTTCTTACGCCAATGACTTGTTCCAAGGGGCAAATCTACCGACGATGGTAATGATGTCTACCAATATCAGCAAGAGCTTAGGCTTCTTTGCTCCACGCAGATTGATTCACTTGTATATGGATAACTTTTGGAAACTCTTTGGACAGATAACAGATTGTCTTGAGTATCATCCCGACGTCATCGTAGAACATATGCACTATATGGCTGGTAAGTCTAAGGTGGATGCACAGTATGAAGAGGTCAACTCATCAGAGGTAGGCAACCACGATGCTGAAGTCTTCAGGGAATACTGCACACACGATCTCAAAGAGGATGCTATCAAGTTCTTATCGACGGTGATGAAATGAAACAAGTAATCATTACTGGGGACAAGGGATTTGTAGGTAAATACTTTTGGAAGAAACTCAACGATGGAAATTGGAATATCATCGGAGTAGATAAGTTTGGTGGCGGAGAGGACTGCCGCCGCTTCTTTAAGTCTTGGGATAGACAGGTAGATTTAGTTATCCACCTTGCAGCCGTCGTAGGTGGGCGTGAATCCATCGAGGGTCGCCCACTTGCGGTTGCAGATAACTTCAGTATTGACTCTGCATTCTTTCAATGGTGTCTCAAGACTAAGCCTAAGAAGGTAGTCTACTTCTCAAGCAGTGCTGCCTATCCAATCTCAATGCAGACAGCAGAGCGTCACGTCAAACTCAAAGAGACGATGAGTTGCTGGGAACATATGTCTATGCCTGATATGACCTATGGTATGGCTAAGTTGGTTGGTGAATACTTGGGATCTTTTGTAGATAATGTGCATATCTTCAGACCATTCAGCGGATATGGAACTGACCAAGACTTAAGTTACCCATTCCCGATGTATGTCAAGAGAGCCTTAGATAAGGCAGACCCGTTTGAGGTCTGGGGTCCAGGCACGCAGACCAGAGACTTCATTCACATCAGAGATATTGTTGAAGCTGTAATGATAGCCATTGAAGGTGCGCCACTAGGCCCAATCAATCTTGGCACTGGTAGGTCTACATCTTTTGTGGAACTGGCACAACTCTGTATGGATGCTGTTGGATACAAAGGTGAGATAGTTACTAGACCAGATAAGCCTGTGGGATGTATGCACAGAGTTTCTAATAACGATTTACTGACATCTTTCTATCAACCAAAGATTACTTTGGAAGAGGGTATTGAGATGGCGGTGAAGGGCATTGTCTAGTTACAACAAGGCCAAAGGTTCTAAGTTTGAGACTGATGTAATGAAATGGTTGCGTAGTCTAGGCCACTTCTGTGAGCGCCTTGCTAAAGCTGGCGCAAAAGATGAAGGCGATCTGGTGACCATCATCGCTGGTGAGACGTACATCTTAGAATGTAAGAACCGTAAGAAGATAGATTTACCTGCCTTCTGGGACGAGGCGCAGGTAGAAGCAAAGAACTATGCGAAAGCTAGAGGTCTTAATCTTTCACCTCTGGCTTTCGTTATAGTCAAGCGTCGTAATCACGGCGTCGAGAAGGCTTGGGTAATCCAAGACTTAGACCAATGGGTAAATGAAAGGACAAACAATGCCAGTACCACAGGGTGATATCACCAGCAGTGAAATCAATAAGCCACAACCAGTAGATGTAGAACTACCAGAGGAACCAACCGAGGTAGAGCAGAAGGAAGAAGAGCGCGAAGAATGATTTGCAGCGAATGTAAGATTGCTGCTACATACAACTCTAATCAGAAGTATGTCTTTGCAGAGAACTTTCATAAGAACTGTATAGGAGATTGTGGATGCCAGCACAAGACTGGTCCAGGGTGGTTCGTAAGACGAAACGAAAAGGCACCACCGATTCAACTGCAATCTCCATAGCAGATATCGTCAGGTTCTATGGAGGAGAAGTAAAAGAAGGGCGTAACGTATCGGTTCGCTGCTGCATCCACGACGATAGTCGCAGGTCAGCAGTGATAGATACCTACGGGAATCTATATTTCTGTCACACCTGCGGTAAGGGTGGCACGGCAGTAGATATTATTATGGAGAAGGAAGGGATAGGGTTCAAAGATGCAGTCGAAAGAGCAGATGAAATCCTTGCAGGAGGCGGCAACGCGGTACGCGGAGAATCTAAGCGACGAGGCAGAGCGTTACCTCGCAGGACGTGGGATATCTAGGGATGTAGCAGAGCAGTTCTCGCTGGGAACTATCGTAGAACCTCACAACGGACACGAGATGTATGAGGGTTGGCTATCCATACCTTACATCACGGTGTTAGGTTTGTGTGTAGGTTTCAAGTTTAGAAGATTAGACGATGGTAAGCCTAAGTATGGATCTCCGCTGGGACAGAAGGCTCATCTCTATAATGTTTTTGATGTGACAGTTGATGCGCCAAGCATCGTCATCTGTGAAGGTGAACTAGATGCAGTTGTCTTATCTGGACTATGTGATATTCCAGCAGTAGGTGTGCCAGGAGTAGCAGCGTGGAAGCCACACTTTGCACGATTATTTACTGGCTTTGATACTGTCTATGTCATCGGAGATAATGATGTGAAAGAAGATGGTTCCAATCCTGGAGCTGAGTTTGCCAAGCGTGTCGTGGGCGAACTAACAAATGGACAAATAGTACAATTACCACCAGGTATGGATATCAATGAACTGTATCTGGCAGAAGGGCCTGACGCGATAAACAACCTAGTAGGAGGAGTGAAGTGAGTGACAAAGAAAGACCTGAACGAGGCAGCCAGATTATTGATGGATATGGGGATGATAATAGTTTCGATAGATTACAAAGCTGGTACGATAACCTGCCAACCGATGCCCGTGCGAAAATAGATGACGACTTCATCGCAGATGTCTGGCGAGTACTCGACGGGGCAGGCAATCTCCTCATCCGTAAACACAAAGATTACGGGCCGAAGAATATCGCTCACAGTCCAGGTGGAGCACTCAACGGATTACGGGTGCGAATGCACGATAAAATTGCCAGGATCAATCATCTCGTTGATTCACGAGTTGCACCAAGCAACGAGTCCTTGAGAGATTCCTTTGTAGATTTACTGAACTATTCTGCTATTGCAATCCTAGTCCTTGAGAACAAGTGGCCTGAGTTACCTAATGACTGAGAAGTATTCGTGGTACAAGGCTGCCCTTCGCCGTAAGCAGATAGCGCAGGCGAAGAAAGAGAAGGCTGATAAATATATCGAGGAGATGAATAAACAAGCCAATGAATAACCTTCATCCTGTCTTCTATGATTTAGTTCCTAGCGTAGCGGGTAGTATCTTCCGTCGCTATCGTCAGTGGACTGAGCGTGAAGATTTGATACAGGAATGCTACGCCTGGGCTATGAGTAGGTCTGATCACTTTACAGATTTGCTCAATGAAGAGAACGCTATCCAACGGGTCATCAACGAGAAGCGTATTGCGTGGCAGATGCGTAGACACGCGGAGCGTTATGCTCGCAAGGAGAAGGCTAAGAAGTCTGGCTATCAGATAGGCGATGAATCCTTCTATGACACAGTAGTGCTCGGTCAATTACTGCCACACGTTATTGCATCCGTTGTTGATGGCACAGTATTGGAAGCAGCACAGAACCTTATCAATGATGGACAACCACGCAGGCAGTCAGCTCCAGCAGAAGGTGGCAACCTTTTGGCTATCCTCATCGACATCAAGAAGGCTTATCTCAAACTTGATGTAGCTGATAAAGATATTCTCATCAAGAGATACCACGAGAGTGCAACCCTAGAAGAACTTGGTGTTTATCTAGGCTGTGCTACCTCTACTGCTGATCGTAAAGTCCAGAACGTTATGCGTAGGCTACAGAACCTACTCGGTGGAGAGAGTCCATACAACTAATGAGAGAACAGGAACTCTTCGATTATCTCAAGGCTAGTCACTTCCCCGACTTAGAAAAGAGTGAAGGGGCCTACGATTCTTTCGACTGTACCACCAATGAGAAGAACCTCTACATAGAGTTGAAGTGTAGGCATACCCATTACCCTGACCTACTGATAGAAGAGATGAAGTATCGCAGACTTATCAACCAAGCTGGTACTCGCACTCCTTACTACATCAACTCCACTCCGCAGGGTATCTACGCCTTTGACCTATCGCGTGTGCCTGAACCAGCGTGGTCAGAGCGTCGTATGCCAGCGACCACAGAGTTCTCTGATACCCGCAGGATTATGAAGCTCGTCGGCTTCCTCCACCTAGACTATGGTTTTGCTTTATGATATACGAATACAAATGTCAGAACTGCTCGACGACCCTTTCCGTTGAGCGTTCAATCCACGCCGAAGCTAGCACCCCCTCTTGTGCTGACTGCGGCGACCTAATGGATAGACTCTGGTCCTCGCCTCCTATCTCTTTCCGAGGATCAGGGTTCTATATAAACGACTCAAGGTAGGCTGCGAAGTTTTCCCAAACATACGGGTCATCTTCGTACCTACCGAGAGTTGTATTACAACGCTGACATAGTAAGCCTCGGACTCTACCTGTCTTGTGACAATGATCAACCGCTAATCTTTTTGTTTTTCCCCAGTTGGTCTGCGACTCTGGTTCTTTACAAATAGCGCAAGCGTGAAGCTGCTCCTCTAGCAGTTGGTTATATTGATCGAGAGTTATTCCATATTTATTCAGCAACATTTTATTTCTGCCGTGTTCAGTATCTCTCCACTGCTGAGTGGTGGTTTTAGCCTTCTCTCTATTTCTTTCTCTATATTTTTTTTGATACTCTTTATAGGCAGGATTACTTTGTCTTGCCTTTAGTCTTTGTCTTTCTTTTTCTTTGTGTTTTTGTGAGTATCGTCTTTGCGCTTCGCGCCGTTTATCTGGGTCTTTGTATGGCATAGAGGTATCTTATCGGATACCCGCGTAAAATCCTGAACCCGACACGCTGACCATAAGAAATAAAATAACCCCGCAGTTAGCACTCTCTGTCTGCGAGGTTATCTATTACTGAGATAAAGGATAAGAAAATCTCAGTAATTCTATTAGTCTATCATTGCTTCATCAACAATACCAGCGATAAGCCAATCAACAACAGGCACAGCTACGGCATTGCCCATTTGTTTATATCTTGTAGAGTCTGACTGACCTTCGGTCCAGTTATCAGGGAAACCTTGTAGTCTCTCACACTCAACAGGCGTAAGCCTGCGTACTGCGCTATCAGTAAATAGTGTTTGATCATTGTTAGTTGCGATAGTCAAGCTTCTGTCCTCCGATAGTAGCGGTCCTTTACCTCCACCTGGTTTGCCCTCACGCATACGCATTAGAACCATTGGCATATTGTTTCCTCCTGTACCCATATATCCCTGTAATGTAGGACTCTGGTCATAGAACCTAGCCCCATCTCTGCGGTTATCCTCGAATAGAATTATGGTTGTTGTCCTAATATCTCCATTGTCAAAAGAGTTTAGAGTAGGCACAACATCACCCTCCACCCACGTCTCATAGTCAGTTTCACTTTGCGCCCTTCTACTTTTGGTGAACCACAACATTATCTTCAGGCCTCTTGTATGTGGTGGCAGTAAGGGTCGTCACGCCTTCGGAGTATTTTGCGAAACCTGTCTGACCAAAGCTTCTTGTAGTGCTGGTGGCAGAGTCTTGCCCCTGCGGTTTGCTCTGCGTAGTATTCCTTCGCACGCTGTTGCGCTCAAATAATACTTTTCCGATACGCTCTGCGTCTCCAGAACGGTTGCCAACGATGAAGACTCGGCGCCTTCTTTGGGGTACTCCGAAGTATTGAGCATCAAGGACACGCCATCCGACACGATACCCGAGTTTGGCCATCTCCCCGAGAACGATTCCAAAGTCCTTCCCTCCGTTAGAGGATAATAAACCAGGGACATTTTCGAGGACGAACCACTCTGTTTGCGTTTCTTCCACAAGTCTAGCAATCTCCCAGAATAACCCGCTTCTTTCGCCAGCCAAACCAGCACGCTTACCAGCGACGCTGAGGTCTTGGCAGGGAAATCCTCCTGTAATAATTCCTCTTGTTGGGTCAAATCCAGCATCTAATAAATCCTTTCCTGTCACCTGTTGAACATCTGTAAATTGTTTAGCTGTTGGGAAGTGCTTAGCCAGTACCTCATTACACTTCTTGTCTATCTCTACTGTGGCTACGACCTTCACTCCGTTGCGTTCCATAGCCAAGTCAAAGCCGCCGACACCTGCGAATAGGGATACTCCTGTTAGCACTTGTCCTCCTCCTCAGTAATGATTTCGTTTATTGTGGAAAGAGAGAGCGCGGCAAGGCGAGCCGTAACGTTCTGAAATGTATCGCAAACCTCTAAGTATTTGGACTCTAGGATCTCGACTCTGTTCTCCAAGCATTTGAGCAATTCCAAAAGCTGAACTTCCCTGTTGGTTAGTCGCAAGGTGGTCGAACCTAGACTCTTTTGTCCATAAATCGTGGAGGCAGAGCCACTCTCTCCCTCTCCAACCAAACGCAACCCACGCGTATTGCTTTGCCAGTTTTCTGTTCTCATTCTTCTCCTCCCACGTAGCCTTCGTCCTGCTGATTTCTGTTGGTTTGTTGCTGGGTAGATGTAACTGACCTGCTGGGTGAGCCAGCACTATCCATAGTGCTAGCCCTCCCGCCAGTAAT